ACCATCATCACCAATGTGGTGGGCAAGAAACCAAGATAAGGAGAATAAACAATGGACGCAATGAATGAATTAAAAGAATGGGTTGGCAACAATCATACGGAATTAGCAGATTGGGCCGCAGAGGCAGAAGCATATACCAATGACTTCAAAGCAGGCAATTTGTCAGAGGATGAATATAAGGAGTTAATGGAAGATCTAAAACATTCAAAAGCGATCTCAGACGCCGCTGATGACCTAGCAGTTCGTTCCAAGGCTAACGAAATGTTGGACAACTTAATCATAGCCGCAGGGTGTGTATTATAATGGAAGGCACAATAGGAGAAGTAAGATATTTTGCAGGAAACTTTGCCCCAAAAAATTGGGCATTTTGTCAAGGACAGATGATATCTATTGCAAGTAACACATCATTGTTTAGTATATTAGGAGACAGGTTTGGCGGAGATGGTAGAACAACGTATGCCTTGCCTAGATTAGAAGATCTACATGGTTGTAAAGCAATTATTTGTGAAAACGGCACAATGCCTGATAGATAGGAAAGTAAATTATGAAAAAATTCTCAATGAAACAGATGCTATGGGATAAAATGGTCGTCAAGACCATCCGTGGCATCCTAAAATTACTTGGTTTAAAAAAATAATATTTTTTGATTAGAATAATAAGTTAAATATTAGGGTAAGCATTGACGCTTACCCTTTTTTATTATATAATAGTTAATATGGCAAACGCATACGAAACATTAGGTGTTAATAGAAACGCTTCAGAATCTGACATAAAGAAGGCTTATAAAAAACTAGCCAGTAAACATCATCCAGATAGAGGTGGTGACACTGCCAAGTTCCAAGAGATACAGGCCGCATACGATACACTGTCAGATCCTATGAAAAGACAACAACACGATAATCCAAATCCATTTGGAGGATTTCATCGTGGCGATCCAAATGGTTCGCATTTTGAATTTCATTTTGGGGGTGGAGGTCCTGAAGATATTTTTGAACAATTCTTTAGAGGCGGCCGTAATCCATTCCAACAACAAAGACAGGTCAGACGAAATAAAGATCTAAGAGTTAGTATTCTAGTATCATTAGCATCTACCTTAGATGATCAAATAAAAAAGATCAGTGTACAGACTACCAAGCATGATAGATTTACCATTGACGTCAGTATTCCAAAAGGTGTAACCAACGGCACAACAATAAAATTTTCTGGTAAAGGTGATAATATGTTTGACACTTTACCTAAAGGTGATTTATATGTTATAGTTAATGTAGAAGAAGACCCAAATTTCTTTGTGCAAGGAACAACACTGATACATCAGATTAATATTGATTGTTTTGAAGCAATAGCAGGATGTGAAAAAGAAGTTACAGGTATTGATGGTAAAGTGTTTAAAGTAAAAATACCAAAAGGATGCCAATTTGGGCAAAAGTTTGGACTAGCAGGTCAAGGTCTTTATTTTATGAATTCTAGCAGGAGGGGCGATCTTGTTGTTGATGTGAATATACAAATTCCTATACTCAACGAAGATGAAATAACTGCTATTAAAAATATCAGACATGGTCTATAAATATTTTAGTAAAGGAAAATTATGTCATTAAAATCAAATCCAGAAATTGAACAAATAATTGCTACAGCAACAACGCTGGCAAAAGACTCTGGTCACGAGTACGTGACTGTAGAACACTTGTTGATAGCATTAGTTGAATTTCCATCATTTAATGAATTACTTGACAAATATGGTGTCAATATAAGCGGACTATTAGATGACTTGTATGATTACCTTTTAGGACAAAATTATCTAGGTAATGCTGACATAACCAAACAACCACAAAAAACACACACACTTGAAAGAGTATTTAATCGTGCATTTACACAGGTATTGTTTTCAGCAAGAGAACAAATGGAAACTATTGACCTTTATCTCAGCATAAGTCAAGAAGGACAATCACATGCGGCCTACTTTTTACTTAAATGGGGAGTACAGAGGAAAGAATTAGTTGAACTATATACAACAGAGAATGGTGGTAATCTTATTCAACAAGGTAGAGCAAAATCTGAGAAGAATAAAAAGTTGTATGCAGATAAAATCTTAGATGAATATTGTATCAATCTAAATCGACAGGTAGATGAAAATAAAATTGATCCAATCATTGGCCGTGAATATGAACTTGAAGAAATTAGTCAGGTTTTAGCCAGAAGAAACAAATCAAATATTCTTATGATTGGAGATCCGGGTGTAGGTAAAACTGCAATAGCAGAAGGACTTGCCTACAAAATTGTTAAAGGTGAAGTTCCTGAGTATCTTAAAGAATACACTATCTATAATTTAGAAATTGGTAGTCTACTAGCTGGTAGTAAATACCGTGGAGAGTTTGAAGAAAAACTTAAAGATGTACTACATGCCTTAAATGAAAAAGGTAAAACAATTCTATTTATTGATGAGGCTCATCAGATGCAGGGAGCAGGTAGTGGTTCATCTAGCAGTGTAGACTTTGCTAATATGATTAAGCCAGCACTAGCAAAAGGAAATATCAAAGTTATTGCTTCAACTACCTTTGAAGAATACACACAGAGCTTTGAAAAAGATCGTGCATTAATGCGTAGATTCTATAAGTTAAGCATTGACGAACCAACACCTGAGGTAGCCAAAGATATATTATTTGGACTTAGACCACATTTTGAAAAATTTCATGGTGGTAAAATTGGTAACCTAGCTATAGAAACTGCTGTTGATCTCAGTGTTAGATATCAAACTGATAAGAAGTTACCAGACAAGGCCATTGATCTAATTGACATGACCTGTGCTAGATTAAAAATTATAGATAAAAAATTTGTTTGTAGTAAAGACGAAGTTATCAATACTTTAAGTAAGGCTACTAAGATTCCAAAAGAAAACTTTACTAATGAAAAAGCAGATGAAAAACTTACTAATTTAGAGTTAACTATTAAAGATAGGCTCTACGGTCAAGACTCAGCAGTTGACCAAGTACTTGAAAAGATTTACGTTTCCAAAGCAGGACTTAAATCAGTATCTAAACCAATTGGGAATTTTTTATTCTTAGGACCAACTGGTACAGGTAAAACAGAATTATGTAAAATTCTTAGTGAATCACTGAACATGAAACTTTTACGTTTTGATATGAGTGAATATCAAGAAAAACATACTTTAGCAAAACTTATTGGTGCACCCCCAGGATATGTTGGTTATGAAGATGGAAACCTAGGTGGTGGACTATTAATCAGCGAAGTAGAACGTAATCCACACGCAATCATCTTGTTAGATGAGATTGAAAAAGCACATCCTGATATCAGTAACCTATTATTACAGATTATGGATGAAGGTAAAATTACTGGATCTAATGGTAAACAAGTAGACTGTAGAAATACTCTATTAATTTTAACCAGTAATTTAGGTGCGGCAGATAACGAACTCAATAACATTGGATTTGGTAGAAGTTTAGAAAAAGACGGTGAAGATGATGATGCTGTTAAAAAATTCTTCAGACCTGAATTCCGTAATAGATTAGATGCTGTGGTTAAATTTAGCAAACTTGATAAAATGTCAATGAAGAAAATTGTTGTTAAGTTTATCAATGAGATAAACAGTCTATTAGACGAAAAAGATATTAAAATATCATTAACTGAAAAACTTATTGATCATTTAACTGACGTTGGATTTGATTCAACAATGGGTGCTAGACCTTTAGCAAGAACAATTGATAAATTAATCAAGGTTCCGTTAAGTAAAAAAATATTATTTGATAACATAGAGTCAAAAAGTTTAATTACATGTAATATTAATGACAATAACGAAATTGTTTTTGCAGTTACATCCCCAACCGTTGAGTTGTTGGAAAATAAACCAATTGACTCAGATGGGATTATTAGAGTATAATTTTTCCATTGACTTTTCTGCCTGATAAATAATAATAGTATATTATGTGAGAAAATGTCATGGCAAAGTTACATGAAGAAATATTAGTAATCAAAGTTAGCAAACTTGTTAAAGACAACGAAACAGCTCAAAACTTTTTAACAGATGACACTGTTACAAGTTTAGAAGCAGTGGTTCAAGAGCTTGCTGGTGCTGGTTCACTAGTAGAGATACAGAAAGCATAGTTTTATTTTAACATTCAATTAAGAGAGAGATTTTTCAATGGCAAAAGATAAAAAATCAAAAAGAATCGTCCCACCAACGCAGGCACCAATGGTAAAACAAACAACGATTCCAGCTGAACAACTTAAACAACAATATGATTTTAGTAAACATCATATTCATTTTGGTATTCCATGTTATGGTGGACAGGTTACTGAACCGTGTTTTACTAGTTTTTTAAGATTTGTTCTATTAGCAAGTAGAGTTGGATTACAATGGTCATTGGATACCATGGTTAACGAAAGTCTAGTTACACGTGCTCGTAACAATCTTATGGCTAAGATGATGACCAATACCAAAGCCACACACTTTATGTTTATTGATGCAGACATTCGTTTTCAACCAGAATCAATTTTACAGATGTTAATGACTGAGAAAGATGTTATTGGCGGACTATATCCTAAAAAAGCACTACCAATTCAGTATGTGATCAATGCTCAACCAGGTACTAAAATTGAAAATGGTATATTCAAAGTAGACACTATGGGCACTGGATTTATGATGTTCAAACGACATGTCTATGAGAAACTCTGTAAAGCACACCCTGAAACAAAATATGTTGATGATGTTGGTCTTGGTAAAGAATTTGAACCTAACATGTATTCAATCTTTGATACAGAAATTGATGAGAAAGGTCACTATCTATCTGAAGATTGGACATTCTGTCGTCGTTGGGCAAAACTAGGTGGAGACATTTATGCACACGCAGGTGTACTGCTTAATCACAGTGGCTTCTATGAGTTTGCTGGTGATCTAAGTGTATTAACTGGTGGTGCTAAAATTGATCCAAGTAAAAAAGCAGAATAATTATGTCAGAAAAGCTAGGATTTTCTGTTAAGGTCAGTGGTACCTTTTGGGATAAACGTCCTAGTTACTCAATACTGTTAGATGATGATTTAATTATAGAATCAACAATTAATGGGGTTGAGTCTGATATACATAATTTTGAAAAAGAACTAGATCAAGGCCCACATGTTCTCAAAATAAGATTAAACAACAAAGAATCGTCGGATACTATCCTTGAAAATGGAAAGATAGTAAAAGACATGTTGCTTAATATTGAAAGCATAACTATAGATGATATCTCTCTCAATCATCTAATGTGGGAATCAAAATTTGTATTAGATCAACCCCACCTTTATCAAGGGCAAACGGTAGAACATCTTGATAGATGTGTTAATCTAGGCTGGAACGGTACTTATATGTTGGCGTTTGAAAGCCCATTTTATCTCTGGCTATTAGATAAAATTTAAATAAATATAGTAACACGGAAATTACTATGTTTTTATCACAACTTTTTGAATCACTAGATAATAATAAACATGTTGCCTTTTGTTTTGGCCGCATGAATCCGCCTACCATTGGACATAAACAATTACTTGATGTAACTGCAAAATCTGCCAATGGCGGTGATTATTTTATTTTTACTAGTCAGAGCCAAGATCCTAAAAAGAATCCATTAGACTACTCTACTAAAATTAAATTTTTATCTGCTATGTTTCCAGAACATAGCGGTCATATTGTAGCCAATAGAGAACTTAAAACTATAATGGAAATAGCACAGTTTCTTTACAACAAAGGCTACAGATCAGTTACCTTTGTGGCAGGCAGTGACCGTTTACCTGATTTTGAAAATCTATTAAAATCATATAACGGAGTTGAAGGTAAGAAATCTTACTACAATTTTAAAACAATTAATTTTGTTTCTAGTGGTGAGCGTGAAGATGGTGGCGACGGACTAGCAGGTATTAGTGCTACCAAAGCAAGAGAAGCCGCAGTTAAAAGTGACCAAAACGCTTTTGCTCAAGCAACAGGTGCAGGCAAACTAGCATCTGCTCTATACAATGCTGTACGTAAAGGTATGAATGTTACAGAAGATGCCGCAGGTGTTGGTGTTGTTGCTACAAACAAACGTATGGCAAAAGATCCTAGATATTCAACATCAATGACCGTTGATGTTAAACCAAGTACCCCAACTAAAAACGCAAAGGCATTTAAACTAGTCTAACATGCCAACAGTAACACTTACATTAGATGTAGATTGTGAAAAACCTACATGGGCACGGATCAAAGAAGATAAAAATCTTTATGAACCTCCAGCGTATAGGCTTATTCTTAATAATGAACTGTTAACTGAAAGAACTTGGCCACCTTCAGAAATTTTTCCTAATTTTTTAATAAAAGAAACTATGCCAGTGGAATTAGAAATACGTAAAGAAAATAGATTAAAACTTGTTCCTTTATTAGAAAATCCAGCTCAGGCCAAATTTACCTTAACAAATCTGATGCTTAATAATAAACAATTAGAATATAAACACATCAATGATCATGAATTAGTATTCAAACTGTAATAAATACAATAAAGGCATAGGAATCACAATGAAAGTACAAGATATAATTAGCAAAAAAGATACATTAGAAGAAACCGCATCAGCAGGTGGCACATCATCAGGTGGAGTGGCCACTGCTATGAGTGGTAATGGTTTTGCCAATGGTGGTCCAGGAACTGTTACCAGAGTTAAAAAGTCTCAGGTAAGAAGAAAGAAAAATGGATAAGTTTATTAATCAACTTAAAATAGCATTTGCCAGTCAATATTCATTTGCTATTAAAGCACAGAACTTCCACTGGAATGTAGAAGGATCTGATTTCTATCAACTACATAAATTGTTTATGGATATCTATGATGAGGTCTATGCAACCATTGATGCGTTTGCAGAAAATATTCGTAAGATCAAAGGTTATACTCCTGCCAGTCTAGAACGTTTTTCAACATTGACAGCAATCAGTGATGAAGTTGAAGTTCTTGCACCAGAACAGATGGTATCAGAATTATTAGCTGATGCTGAAAAAATGCAAGAAATAATGAAACATCTGTTTGTTCTAGCAGAAGATATGGGTGAACATGGATTGAGTAATTTCTTAGCAGATCGTCAGGACGCATTTGCCAAACATGCTTGGTTCTTAAGAGCAACTAGCAAGGTATAATATGGATATTAAAAAACTATTAGAAAAGATCACACAGTTTTCAGGTGAACCAGAACAAAAAGCTGGAGACCAAGTACGTGGTACAGAAAAAGCCAAACCAGCTAAGGGTGGCAAACATCCATTCCTAAAAAGATTAGTTGGAGATAGTAAAGAATTTAAACAAAAAGCCCTTGACGAAGAACTTGAAAAGGCCTTGTTAGAAAAATGGCAAGAGTTTAAAGACACTTTTGATAAACGTCCTACTAGAGAAGGTTCAAGACATCCTCGTGGGCATGAACCACAAGAACAATATCAAGTAATCCAGGATGAATCAACAGAAGCAGAAAAACGTGTTGCAACAAAATTAAAAAATATAGATAGATTAAAAAAAGGTATTAGTGACGAGGAGTGGAAAGCTCATCAAGAACGTATGAAAAAAGAAAGAGAAGAATACATCAAGCAAAATCCTAATAGCATATTTAAGGAAGAAGATGTGTTAAGCATTAAAGAAGATCCATTTGGACAATGGGTGTTGGTTGATAAACAAGATGGTCATATTAAACAGGCATTTGACGACAAAGAACATGCCTATAGGTATTGGGATCATTTTAAACTCAGTACTAAAGATTATAAGATCATGCACGGCAGTGAATATGTTGATTCAGAATATGAAGAATTAGCAGAATATGGTGCTACTTCTACTGGTTCGCCAACCAGTGGTGGCGACAATGCTGAGCAGGCTAAGAAGGTAGCGGCGGCTACTTCAACTATTAAAACAGCAACAGGTAGTACGGCTACTCCTGCTGTTTTAGCAAAAACTATAGATGCTGTAAGTCAAGGTAAAGCAGTTAACCCAATTGATGCTAAAAATATAGAACCAGTTATGGATATCATCAAAAAAACTGCTGAAAATCCACAACTGGCTAATCAATTTAAACAACTAGCACAACAGGCTAAAAAATCTACCTAGTCTTCGTAGTCGTAGTCATAAGAACTAACTTCTGCAGACTGTTTTAATCCTTTATCTAATCTAGTTAAATGAGCTTTAGCCACTGATAACTTATTAAAAAGTTTATTTTGTCTGCGTCCGCTGATATAAATTCTATATAGGCCTTTATTATCTATTTTAATTTCTGCTAAAACATCGTTTTTATAGCCAATTCTAACAGTATATTCTGGTTTTACATTTTCCAAATCATCAAATCCCAAAATGATAGCATCACCTTTTTGACCAAACTTAACTAACTTCTGATCAAATTTATTGCTAGTATTAACCTTACGACAGATCATACCTGCTAAACGATGATTGTATTCCGGAACTTCAATGAATCCATCATCAGTGATGTTAAAATCTTCACCCTCAAATGGACCGTTAAATGGATCTTCAACTATTTTAATAATTTTACTGATGTTTGACATGTAAATCCTTACGATTTAAAATTAGCATTATACATTCAAAAACTAAAATTGTCAAGTGAAAAAAATATGATAAATATTCATATATTATGATTTTTGGACCAGTAATGCTATTAAAAGAAATTTTTGAAAATAAACCTAGCAAATTACTCCATATCCCCGCTAAAAAGGATGTAAAATAAATGAGTTCACAAGAGACAGTCTATACCTATCTGAAACCAGGTACTCATAGATTAACTGTACCTGCAGGATTTAGTCCTTATGTTCTTGTTTACGCATGGGGAGCAGGAGGCGGAAAAGGATCAGGTACTAGTAGAGGATCTGCTGGTGGTTTTGCATTTACTCCCGTAGAAGTACAAGCTGGAGATGACATATTAATCGCTGTTGGTGGCCGTGGTGGCGATGCTAGCGGAACTACTCAAGGTTCAGCTGGTGTAGGATTACAATTACGTGGATCAACTACACAAACATTTACAGCATCAGCGGTTTCAAGTCCAACACAATTAGAAAATGGATATTTTACAAGATCAGCCCATGCCGAATCTAATCCATCTTCAAATGTTCGACAATATTATGTTGTAAGAGAATCCAGACTGGTCTACTCCTCAACAACTCCACCTCCTGCGATATTCCGAGCAGGAACATATAGAGGAAGTGTGTATTCTAGATCTCCTGGACTGCATGGTGCCATAACAACTGTTGGTGGGGCCTTTGTTTATGGCGGCTCTGCAATTATACCAGGTGGTGGTGATAATCTAAACGCTTTTGATCTTGTCTTTACCACTGATGATGTTAGTCTACGTGGTGGCAAGGGTGGTTTGGGTCGTGACGAAGACAATGACTCCGGTTCTGGTGCTGGTGGCGGTGGAGCCACAGCAGTATTTGTAAACGACATTCCATACATTGTGGCCGCAGGTGGAGGCGGTGGTGGTGGTTATGGAGACGACCGTGCAGGAGGAGCCACAGTTGGTTATCCAGGTGGAATCTATCCAGGAACAAACAGTATTAGCCCATGGTATCCTGTAAGCGATGGCCGATGGGGCAGTTTCATTAATCAATATGGTATTTGGGTTGCACCTACAGGTGGCACTAAAACATTCCAGATCAGATTAGATTTTCCTGTTTCAGGAACATATACTTTCCAAGTATCCAGTGATAACAATGCCAGTTGGCGTGTAGACAGTGGTACAACATATACCACATCATTTACAGCATTTAGTGGATCAGCTACACAAGCAGTATCTTTGAGTGCTGGATCACACACTATCTATGCAACCATATCCAATCCTGGTGATGTTGGTGGTTGGGCTATGCGAATCACTAAGCCAGATTCAAGTGAATTATGGCATACTAGAAAACCAGCAAACAATTCAGGATTAAACTATCAATCAGCGGGTGCTGATGGTCTTCCTGGTGGAGGTGGATCAGGTGCTGGTGGTGGTGGCTATCCATATGGTGGAGCCGCGGGCAAAGCCTATGGTGATGATAACAGAGGTAGTGAAGGCGGTAATGGTGGTCAAATATATGTATCGGGAACCAATATCAGTGTTCGTGGAGAAACCATTTCACCAATCGTTGAAACAGGAACCAACAGTGGAGCTCCAGGTGGAGTAAACAATGAGTTTTATCCAGGTAGCAGTGTAGGATATCCAGGTAGTGATGGCGGTGTTATAATTGTATTTGTTAAATCATTTCAGGCATGGATAAAAGAATCAGGCGATTGGAAAAAAGTAGAAAATGCTTGGGTCAAAGTAGATAACAGTGACCCAGTATTGTATCCACCCAAACGTGTTACATTAACTAGTTCAGGAAGGTTCGTAGTTCCTAGCAGAGTAGTACGATTCAACGCTACCATAGTTGGTGGAGGTGGTGGAGGTGCTTCTGGTGGAACCAAAGACGATGACGTTAACTTCTACGGTGGTGGAGGCGGTGGAGGCGGCTCCGGCTTTATCACTAACACTGGAGATTTAACAGTAGTTGGTGGTCAAGTGTTTAACATCACTATAGGAAGTGGTGGCTTAGGAGGCAAATGGGTATACAGACACGAAGGTGCAGGTGATCCAGGAACAAAAGGTGGATCTACGACTCTAGTAGATACAAGAAAAAATAAAACTTATACTGCGGCCGGAGGAAACACTGGTACTCCTGGCGGAGGCGGTGATGACGATCGCGGCTACGGTGTTGCAGGAACAGGTGGTACGGGTGGAACAAATGGTTCTAACGGTACAGCAGGAAGTACTAATCAAGGCGTAGGTGGTGCTGGTGGTAATTCTAGTCTTAGTACTGGAGGTGCAGGCGGAACCACTAGAGGTGTAGCTGGTAAGAACTCTGGAGCAGGTGCAGGCGGTGGAGGCGGTGGTAGTGAAGGTAACGGCGGAGCAGGTGGCAGTGGCTATGTTATCATTGAATACCAAGAAGAGGGAATACAGGATTGGAAGAAAATTCTACGTGGTTGGGTAAAAGTCAATGGTGATTGGAAAGCCATGGAATCAGGTGTATTATCTCCATTTAGAACTACTGAACTTGTTGATGAACAAAGAGCTGTTATTAATATAAATCTTAACGGCACTGTAGAAGATCCTACTGATGACGAATCAGCGATCTCAGCAACTCTTTATAACTATTCCTTATTTGGTAAGGCGTCAAGATTGGGATATGTTGCTGGTAAAACCACAGTTAATCTGACACTAGATGCCAACACTGTGATTTCTAGTAACTCAGTAACTGATCCAGCATTGGTCATTAATGGATTTAAAGCAGGTGATACAATTAATATAGTTAATAATGGATTGATTAAAGGCTCAGGTAACATTGGTATTGCTATATTAGCTGAATATCCAACTACAGTAACCAACAATGGAACTATTATTGGTGGTAACACACAAGTTGGTAATAGTGTAAGTGTTACTCCTGATTCATTTGCTAATCTAACACAGTTACTTAGAGATGCGATTAATAATGATCCATTAGCTATTACTAATGCTTGGTATGTAACAAATCCACCATTACAACCAATAGTATACAATGGTACAGATATTGGTACTCCAGAATTTACTCCATGGTATGGAAAAGATCTCTTTATTGACTTAAATGATGACACAGTTTATACTAGTACCAATGAAACTCAAACAACAGTTACATCAGGAGATTACACATACACTAGAGGAAGTCTAGCATACTCTGGTTCATTAGATCTTGACCAATTTATTGTTGATGAACTTAGTGTTACTAACCCAAATTTATTTCCGGTATACACATTTAATGTTTATAATTACAGTTACACCGTAGGAAGAAACGCTGTCCAGGGAAATACTAATATTACTTGGTCAACACTAGGCACTATCAGTGGAGGCACTGAATAAGTTTAAACATAGGGATTTTCAATGAAAAAGTTTTTAATAGGGTTGATCCTAGTATCAACATCAACGTGGGCAGATATCAGTAAAGAATGTCCACAATTTATAGCAGGTACTACTCCACAATATACAGCAGGTGCAGGTGATCAAGAGATCTGTCATCAAAACTATGCTGTAATTCATCGTTGTTCAGTTAAAGCACCATTGGCAGTGTTTGAACATCTAACCAAAGAGAATCTAACAGGTCCTGCCAAACGTAAAAATAATTTCAAACCTGATCCTAAAGTTTCAAAAGAATGTTCAGCAACATTAGAAGACTACGCCACTGTGGGTAGCACACATGATCGCGGACATATGGCACCTGCGGCAAATAACACAACCAATGATGAGATTATGAGTGAAAGTTTTTATCTCAGTAATATGCAACCACAGATAGCAAACAATAATCGTGGTGCGTGGAGACTGTTAGAATTACAAGAACGCAAATGGGCATTAGAACCAGGAACAGACTATTATGTAGTCAGTGGTGGTATTTGGGACGATGGTTACAAGACCACAGGTAACGGTCTTGGAATCCCAACACGTTTATATAAAGTTATCTATGAAAAGAATTCTAACAAGGTTCGTGCTTATCTAATGCCAAATGCACCCATTAGACCAGCAACAGATTGGCCTAAGTACGAAACTACATTAGAGGAAGTTGAAAAAGCCGCTGGCATAACATTTAGGATTGGAAAATAATGAATACACAATATTGGGGTTATCACTTAACATTAGATTGTGCAAACTGCGACAGAGCTCTTATCAAAAGTGAAGACAATGTACGTAAGTTTGTTAAAGAATTATTAGTTCGCATTGATATGCAACCAATTGGTGATACTCATGTTGAATACACTGCCGCGGAATTTCCTGATAAAGCAGGTCTAACTGCTGTACAGATTATTGTAACATCAACCATTGTTGCTCACTTTATTGATTCAACAGGTGACCTATATCTAGACGTGTTCTCATGTAAACAGTTTGATGTTGAAACAGTGGTACAGACTGTAGACGAATACTTTAAACCAGAGAAGTCAAGAGTTAACTATCTAACTAGGCAAGCGGGTTAATAGTTTACCTTTAGGAATATTAAAGAACAATAAAGTTAACCAATATTCTAAATTTAGATATCTCCATAGACCTGATCCAAAATATATATGATTTGGATAGTAATGATGCGTAATATGAAATGCTGATCCAAATATAAAAGGCATCATTAATGGGTAGTCTCTTTCAGTTTTTTCTGGATTTTTCCAGGTGTGTGGTCCGTGAAATAGATAGTCTAAACTACGAGAATAAAATACCACCACAGTCCATAACGGTATTAGATAATAACTTACCCAACTAGCATAGTCAAACAGCAGTATAAAAATTAAAGAAACCACTGTTAATACATGCCATCTATATTTGGCCAAACTGTTACTGATAAATCTTATTCCTAAATTAGGTTTATCAAAAGATTGAATGTCATGTGAAAGTAGATGCTGTATTTTAGAATTACTAAATCCAAATATATACATAAAGTTTGTTTTTTTCATTTCATTGACCAATGGATCCTGATCAGTTCTCCATAGTCTATGGTGATAGGTATGAAATTCTCTACCCCCCGGAGCAACAATAGGAGAATATAGATAAATTAAAACTTCTCCTATAAACTGTAAAACACTATTTTTAAATCTAAGTCCTGTATCGTGTAGTACATAATTATGCCCTAGAGTAGCTAACGTGGCTCCTAAAACGTAGGTTACAACAAACACTGGTAACCATTGTATAGGAACTAGTATTATAGAAAGTATTGTTAAAACTGTAATCCACATTGGCCTGATCCAAATAAAAAATAGCCTTGCTTTATAGAAATAATTTTTAATTTTTTCTTTTAGTGAAGGTTCTAATATAATCTGTTGGAATTCTTTTGTACTAGTTGGAAAACTATTTAGATTATAACAGGTAAGTTCATATCCGTAGTCTCTAATTAATCTTTGAAGTATTGCTTCATCTGACACTGACAAAGATTGCCATGAAAATTTTTGATTTTTAATAATTTTCTTTGCAATACTGGATAGCTGTTCTATTGTTAGATCTGATTCTAAGACTGCTGTATCAAAAGGAAAATATGAAAGACATTCACGATATTCCCAAACGTCTAATTCTTCAGGTGTTTTGCCTGTTAGATTAACTGTGAACTTTTTAAAGTTTTCTTTACCAATCTGGTTAATAAATTTGTCCATACAATTATTTATAAATACATAATGCGAGCAAATGAATTAACGAAAATAAACAAAAATAGTAAAATCTATCTAGATATGGACGGTGTTCTTGCTGATTTCTTTTCAGAATATGCTAAACTAGCAGGTGTTACATCATATAGAGATATTCTGCCAGCATCAGCAGATCCAACACTTGAAAAAATGGTAGGCACTGACTTTTTCAGTAAACTGCCTAAATTTCCTACCACTGACAGTCTAGTTAAACTGGTATTAAGATACGTGGATCACTATAATATTTGTTCAAGTCCACTACGTAAAGATGAAATAAACTCAGGCAATCACAAAAAGATTTGGCTTAAACAAAATCTTAATCCACAACCTAAAGACATTATTATTACATCAATTAAAGAACGTCACGCAGTTCAGCCTGATGGTACTCCTAACATATTAATTGATGACAGAGGCACCAACATTGTTGCTTGGCGGGCCAATGGTGGCATTGGTATTAAGTATCAGGCAGATGAAGATAGTCTACAAATAGTTGCTAATGAATTAAACAAGGCCTATGGTAAATTAGAAGAAGTAGATGTAAGATACAGCATCTATCCAAAACTAACTAAACGTTTCGTGATAGGTGAACCATATGGCAAAAAGAACCTTAAAGTTCCTCATGCCAAATATGTGGATAAAACTAGAAAATGAGAGCAAAAGAATTTATTAATGAACATAGACTAGTTTGGCGTAGAAATCCTAAAACAGGACAGATCAAACTAATGTGGAGATGTGAAACAGGACAACGTATAGGTAGAACTGTGCCTACGGTAGCAGACTGTTCAGCATCATATGACATTGACAAAGCACAAAGATTTAAAAAAACCAGAGCTAGGACTGCTAAAAATCAGGCAAGGTTATCTAAACTTACTAAAAAAAGATCTCGTGCAAGTAGACTAGTGGCAAAGTTAAACAAATGGCGCAGACCAACTAGGAAGAAAAAATGATATTACTAGAAGGCGGTAATGTTTTTAAAGACAGCAACGGTCAACCTCTAACCCAGAGGATTGATCTTGAGAATGTTGTGCCTACCGTACAATGGTTAGAACAACTTACCGGTCTTAACCTAGTGGATAATATGTTAGGTAGTACAGGTCGTAAAGCAACCAGTGGTGATCTTGATCTAGGTGTTGATGAGACCAAAGTCAGCAAACAGACATTAATAGACATACTGCTACGCAAAGGTGTTCCAGCAGAAGACCTACGCAAGACTGGTGACAGTGTACACTATAAAGCACCTATCTTGGGTGATGCTGGCCATGGTTATGTACAAGTAGACTTCATGTTCACTGATGATCCTAAATGGCAACAGTTTAGCATGACCACTGGAGCCAGTGAATACAAAGGCATGCACAGAGCCATATTGTTGGCCAGCATTGCCAAAGCACAGGGAATGAAATGGAGTTATAAACTAGGACTGGTTGATAGAGAAACCAATGAGCCAATCACCAAAGATCCTAATGAAATTGCTAAAAGATTAATTGGGGGTACTGCAAAAGATCTATCCAGCGTTGAAACCATCGTTGATAAAATTAAATCCAGACCAGATTATGAACAACTAGTAGCAGATGCTAAAGACGCATTTGAACGTGATCAATTGCCTTTACCTGAAAGTGGAATACTACCAGGTACAGGTCGTTGGTATAGGCATTGGAGAAATAGGAAAATATAACATGAGAGCAAAACATTTTATCCGGAAAGAGCAAGGCATTAGTAAAGATGCTGAAACTAAATTCCACAAAAAATTAGACAAACTTGTTCACGATACATTTGGCAAGCGTCCAGAAGAAATGAAAGAAGGCTGGGGTCAAGGTCAAGACCGTGTAACACTACCAGATGAGCCAGCAAACTATTATCACGGTAAAGGTCAATTATCAAAAGAATATAACGAACTATATGCTAAACTAGTTCCAAGTCAAGGTCCTGCTGATACCATTGAGGGCGAAGTACTACGTGCGGCTAGTAAGATTGTTTATCGTCACTACAACGATGGCGATGAGTTCAACGAAGCAAGTTTCAAACAACTTGAAGAGTTCATTGGTAAAGTGTCAAGTTACGATGATCTAGCACACAAAGCCACAGTATTTGCTCTAGCGGCAGAAGGTGAATATCATCCTAATCATGGTTGGGATAGCCTAGACGTTATGGAATATGGTCCAGAAGACTCCGATGACGACTATGAAGAAGATGACAGCGACTGGTATGATGATGAAGAAGATGAAGTAGATGAAAATAATCTAGCAGAAGGTGTGTTTGGTCCAGCAGACTATAAAGGTTGGAAATATTCATATGATGTAGAAGAATATGATGATAATAGAAAAATATTCCATACCGTTACTAAAGATGGTAAAGAAGTAAGCATGGATTGGTCACCATATTCAAAACCAACTGATGAAGAGTTTAAATTATGGATTGATTTGGGTATGCCTACACGCGAAGATGTTGGCTCAGTTGGTCCACTAGACAAAGATGACTTAATGACTTTAGCAAAAACTAAACAAGGCACACATGCTCTGTTACAAAGAGAAAGCCGCGGACATAAGATCATAGCAAACAAGCTAAAAACTATGGACAGATTAAAAAAAGGCATCAGCGATGAAGAGTGGCAAGCACATCAGGAACGCATGAAGAAAGAGAAAGAAGAATATCTTAAGAAAAATCCAGAAAGCATCTACAAAAAAGAAGTTACAGAAAAGAAAACCAAACAACGATTGGATCCTAAATGCTGGAAGGGCTATAAGAAACAAGGTACTAAGATGAAGGGCGGTGTCCGTGTTAATAACTGTGTACCAATGGAAGAAAATTCAGTCACTGATCTTAAAGATCTGCCAGACTATGAAGCAAAGAAAAAAGCTCTACAAGATCTCCAATTGGATCCAAATACACACAAAGACCCTGAACTATCAACG